GCACAGTTGGTGTGGCGGCCTCAGTCCGGAACAATTTGAAAACAAGAACCTCGCTTAGGCCTGTGTCCATATTACGTGGGTAGGATCAGTACAACGTGTATTTTTCGAAAGCGACAGCTTCGCTTTTCTTATCAAACTTCCTACGGATGCGTTTTCCGTTACGTCCAGTAGGGCGGATGTCCACTTCATATCGACCATCATCGAGTTTTTTGATTGCCATCAGAAAACCCTCCGAGTGGTACTTTTTTTTGCTACTACTAATCGCTTTTTTCGTGGTGGCTGAAATTTAGCCACCAATAGTAGGCACTTGTGATGAATATATTCACGATAAATTGTTAACCAGTCTTTTGACCGGAGTGGGGCGACGTTGTTTCGTTTTGCCCAAAGTGTGCGAGAGCGGGCGCAATTTGCCCGGCTTCTGGAGCTACCTGATCAGTCATGAACCACAAAGTATATTTAGTAAATCTGGGATGTTGTAAGACCTTCATTATGGCTTCAACTCCAGCGTTTTTTGACCGGCTCTCATAGCTCGAAAGTGAGCTGTAGGCTACACCAGTTAATTCACTGAATTCTTTACGGTTTAACCTTTCAGATTCACGGATTAGCTTCAACTTCTCCGAAACGTCTATTGACATAATTACTCCGATTGCGTAATTTCTTGCTGATAGTGTGAAATGTTGTGCTTCTGGAGTTATCCTTTTAGGCAATAATTAGCCATTAGGAGCCATTAGAAGCACTAAGGGAGAATCGTAGCAGATGAATAGACAGCTTGTAAGCGTGACTGATGCCGTGCCTTATCAGGAGTTTGCAAAACTCATTGGTAAAACTCCAAGAGCTGTAAGGGGCATGATTGAGAAAGGGAAATTACCAGTTATTGAGATTACTGACCCTCAGTCAGTATCGGGGCGTGCTGGTGAATATTGGGTATACCTTCCGGCATGGAATAACGGACTAAAACTGGCTTATGAAAGCCGTCCTAAAGAGATTCGTGACGGCTGGTTGATGTGGTTAGGTCTCGGTGAACCACGTTAAGGAGAACCGTATGAATGAGCCTCGTTGTATTGCTCAGTTATTGCGTAACGAAAGCCCCAGGGCGATTGACTTCACCATCACCCACGGGAAGGGACGCAAGGGAATCATTATCCGCACCAAAAAACAGAGTCCGTTAAAAAAGGCTCTGACCTTTCTGAAAAGCCGGAGGGTATGGAAATGACAGTGATGACGCTCAATCTCGTTGAAAAACAGCCAGCAACTATGCGTCGGATAATTGGTAAGCATCTTGCCGTTCCTCGCTGGCAGGATACATGTGATTATTATAATCAGATGATGGAGCGCGAACGGCTAACAGTTTGCTTTCATGCGCAGTTAAAACAACGTCACGCAACGATGCGTTTTGAAGAAATGAACGACGTCGAACGTGAACGGCTGGTTTGTGCAATTGATGAATTGCGTGGGGCATTCTCAAAACGCCGTCAGGTTGGCGCAAGTGAGTATGCATATATTAGTTTTTTAACAGTCAGTCAGCGTCGTACTTTATTTATGCATGCCGGATTGACTGAAAAAGAATTCAACCAGCCATACTGGCGAATTAATGAAGAATCATGTTACTGGCGTGATGCTTTATTCCGTGCATTACGTGAATTATTCAGCCTGTTTGAGTATGCACCGACAATTCTGACGTCGGTAAAACCAGAGCAATATCTGCATTAAATAATTAACCAGAGTTTTTAACGCACTTAATCGTGCGGGGCTTCTTTTTGCCTGGAGAAAGTCATGCATACAGTTTCTGAAAATCAGTGCGGTAAATACGCATTACTGCTGCAACAGGCCAGAACCGAAGCACAGGCCGACGCGGCGACGCGCTTTTCTTCTCATCTTGACGCCATGATTCGCCACATCACAAAGGCGGAGTTATCCCGCGTGGAGATAGTCGAGCTGCTCAGTCAGGAGTCGGAAAAATTTCACAATATCGGATTGTCTCGCGGGGAGGTACTTTGATGTCCTGTTCTCATTCAGTTGTATTACTGAATAACGCCTTAAAAATCGCCGTTATGAAAAATGGCGATTTGTCTCTTATTCAACTTTGTCTTGATAAAGAAAAACGCGACATCACTGAATCTGTTATCGCGATTTATCAGAATGAATTAAACCTCCTGTCTGCTGTGGTCAATTTACTTGTTAAACGCGCTGTATTCCACAAGCAAATTTCCTCAGTGGATGAACTGACAAAATTAACGACAGTACTTGCCAGTTATTGCGCTGATGTATCCAGGAAACTTAACGATAAAAGGAGCTGATAATGCCGGACAACATAGATTTTATTCAGGAACAACAGGCTGAATTACTGGAGCGCCAGATTAACGCGGCAAGGGTAAAACATTGCGGTGTTTCTGCGCTGGTTTGCGAAGAGTGTGACGCGCCAATACCTGCTGCCCGTCGTGCAGCTTATCCGTCAGCCACGCGTTGTGTTTCCTGCCAGTCAGTCTTTGAAGCAAAAAACAAGCATTACCGGAGAATGGCATGAGTATTCGTATCGAAATTGGCGAACGTTATGTCGTTAGCAGTGACAGCTTTCAGTTTATTCTCCATGAGAAAAAGAGAGCGGAAAGCGGTAAAAACGCCGGTCAGGAATGGCTGGCGGTGGTTGGTTATTACCCGAAATTAAGCCAGCTCGTTTCCTGCCTGATGCATCACGATATTCTGACCGGAAGCGCAAAGTCTTTTGCTGATTTAAACGCGCAGGTTGAGCAACTCAGCAGGCGTTGTTCAGAGGCTTTTGGCTCATATGGCCGTTAAAGCCTCCGGGCGTTTTGTCCCTCCTTCAGCATTTGCTGCAGGCACCGGTAAGGCGTTTACCGGTGCTTATGCATGGAACGCGCCACGCGAGGCCGTCGGGCGCGAAAGACCCCTTACACGTGACGAGATGCGTCAGGTGCAAGGTGTTTTATCCACGATTAACCGCCTGCCTTACTTTTTGCGCTCGCTGTTTACTTCACGCTATGACTACATCCGGCGCAATAAAAGCCCGGTGCACGGGTTTTATTTCCTCACATCCACTTTTCAGCGCCGTTTATGGCCGCGTATTGAGCGCGTGAATCAGCGCCATGAAATGAACACCGACGCGTCGTTACTGTTTCTGGCAGAGCGTGACCACTATGCGCGCCTGCCGGGAATGAATGACAAGGAGCTGAAAAAGTTTGCTGCCCGTATCTCATCGCAGCTTTTCATGATGTATGAGGAACTCAGCGATGCCTGGGTGGATGCGCATGGCGAAAAAGAATCGCTGTTTACGGATGAGGCGCAGGCTCACCTCTATGGTCATGTTGCTGGCGCTGCACGTGCTTTCAATATTTCCCCTCTCTACTGGAACAAATACCGTAAAGGGCAGATGACCACGAGGCAGGCATATTCTGCCATTGCCCGTCTGTTTAACGATGAGTGGTGGACTCATCAGCTTAAAGGCCAGCGTATGCGCTGGCATGAGGCGTTACTGATAGCTGTCGGGGAAGTCAATAAAGACCGTTCTCCTTATGCCAGTAAACATGCCATTCGTGATGTGCGTGCACGCCGCCAGGCAAATCTGGAATTTCTTAAATCGTGTGACCTTGAAAACAGGGAAACCGGCGAGCGCATCGACCTTATCAGTAAGGTGATGGGCAGTATTTCTAATCCTGAAATTCGCCGGATGGAGCTGATGAACACCATTGCCGGTATTGAGCGTTACGCCGCTGCAGAGGGTGATGTGGGGATGTTTATCACGCTGACCGCGCCGTCAAAGTATCACCCGACACGTCAGGTCGGAAAAGGCGAAAGTAAAACCGTGCAGCTTAATCACGGCTGGAACGATGAGGCATTTAATCCAAAGGATGCGCAGCGTTATCTCTGCCGTATCTGGAGCCTGATGCGCACGGCATTCAAGGATAATGATTTACAGGTCTACGGTTTGCGAGTCGTCGAGCCACACCATGACGGAACGCCGCACTGGCATATGATGCTTTTTTGTAATCCACGCCAGCGTAACCAGATTATCGAAATCATGCGTCGCTATGCGCTCAAAGAGGATGGTGACGAAAGAGGAGCCGCGCGAAACCGTTTTCAGGCAAAACACCTTAACCGGGGCGGTGCTGCGGGATATATCGCGAAATACATTTCAAAAAACATCGACGGCTATGCACTGGATGGTCAGCTCGATAACGACACCGGCAGGCCGCTGAAAGACACTGCAGCGGCTGTTACCGCATGGGCGTCAACGTGGCGCATCCCGCAATTTAAAACGGTTGGCCTGCCGACAATGGGGGCTTACCGTGAACTACGCAAATTGCCGCGCGGCGTCAGCATTGCTGATGAGTTTGACGAGCGCGTCGAGGCTGCACGCGCCGCCGCAGACAGTGGTGATTTTGCGTTGTATATCAGCGCGCAGGGTGGGGCAAATGTCCCGCGCGATTGTCAGACTGTCAGAATCGCCCGTAGCCCGTCGGATGAAGTTAACGAGTACGAGGAAGAAGTCGAGAGAGTGGTCGGCATTTACGCGCCGCATCTCGGCGCGCGTCATATTCATATCACCAGAACGACGGACTGGCGCATTGTGCCGAAAGTTCCGGTCGTTGAGCCTTTGACTTTAAAAAGCGGCATCGCCGCGCCTCGGAGTCCTGTCAATAACTGTGGAAAGCTCAACGGTGGTGACACTTCGTTACCGGCTCCCACACCTTCTGAGCACGCCGCAGCAGTGCTTAATCTGGTTGATGACGGTGTTATCGAATGGAATGACCCGGAGGTTGTGAGGGCGCTCAGAAGCGCATTAAAACACGGCCTGAGAAGACCAAACCGTCAGCAAAGAAACGGAAGCCCGTTAAAACCACATGAAATTGCACCATCGGCCAGACTGACCCGGTCGGAAAGAATGCAAATCACCCGTATCCGCGTTGACCTTGCTCAGAACGGTATCAGGCCGCAGCGATGGGAGCTTGAGGCGCTGGTGCGTGGCGCGACCGTAAATTATGACGGGAAAAAATTCACGTATCCGGTCGCTGATGAGTGGCCGGGATTCTCAACAGTAATGGAGTGGACATGATGGCAAAAATTCACGAGGTAAAGCTGCACGCAAAATATTTTGACCTTGTGCTGGAAGGACATAAACGTGCAGAGTTTCGGAAAAATGATCGTAATTATGAGCGCGGGGACACGTTGATTTTGCGTGAATGGGTGCAGGGTGTGTATACGGGGCGAAAGGTTGAAGCCCGGATAACAGATGTTACTGACCTGTCAGACTGGCTGGAAGATTATGTCTTGCTAAGTATTGAGCTGCTTAATACAGGTGCATATGAGATTGTGAACTGGAAAGAACTTAGTGAGCGTGGCCTGATATTCAGAATTAATCATGAAATTATGCATCAGCTCGGCCTTGCTGTTATGTATGAACCAGAGACGGGGATGTCTGGCGGGGCAATGGTTGCCACGGATGGAGCATGGAACTATTCAGATGAACAGGTGGAGCGTGCACAGCAAAACGGGCGGCTTGGATAATGCACAGAATTCTAGGCGAGATACCGCAGCATAACTCCAAAAGCGCCAAGCTGATGGCCATTGTTCAGCGTCTACAGCAGATTATGGTCAACGAAAATCTGACGCCCGATGAGCTGGTCGGGTGTGCCGAAATAGTCCGGGATAATTACGGGCGGTTTAGCTATATCAGTCAGTCCAGAGTTATGCCAGCACCACGCAGACGATAGAGAACCCCGCCAGTCGTGAAACTTGTTTTCAGGGCTGGCGGGGTTGAACCACGAGCGCAGTTTGGTGTTAGGAAAATTATTGAAAGAAATATTATCAGGGGGTTAAATGCTGTTTCTGTGTAAACCGTTTCAGGAGATTAAAGTGATTACTTTTCAGACTATAAGAGATAAGTATATTGAAATCGTTCGGTTACAGAGAGAGGAAAAAGAGCGTTTACAAAATATTGTTGGGCTGATTGCGAAAAACTTTGAGGGGTCGCTTGAGCTTGAGCAAACTTGCTGGGGTTATCCAGGGCAAAATCCCACTGAAAATTATGTTTTTGTCGCTGCAATTAAAGATGGTGAAAAATCTAAAGTTCAGTTACACGATCTGTTGCCTGATGCAGATGGGGTTTTGTCATTTTTTATTGGTCTTACGGTGGATAAGTCACCGGTTGCTCATCCTAAGTTAAACGTGATTATTCCTTTGAAACTGCTACGTGAAGGGAATTGCTTTACGCTGGTAATAGGAAGCGGGGAATTCGAAATGAACTTAAGTGAAAAGCCAGCATTGCAAGAGCTTGAGGCTGTATCTGAAGCACTGAAACAAGCTGTAATCAGAGACCTTGAATCTTACATTCCGGTGCGCTGATAATGTTTGTGGGGGAAAGCGATTTTCCCCGTTTTTGTGTGCGTGCATCAGGTGCATTGTTTTGCATGTGCCAAAGGCTGTTTTTATGGTCACTTGTTGCCTGTACCGGTGTGGTTTTGACGCCTTCATGCAACTGCATTAAATGTGACCCGCGAAGCGGGCGGGCGAGGCGGGGAAAGCACTGCGCGCAGAGCATAATTGGGTGTTTTGATAATGAAAATGCTTAACACAGTAATTTTCTAAGAGGTGATGATAATGATTGCTGGAGTTTTTATAAGGAACTTTAAAACATACCAGGGGATAAATTACGTTCCTGTAAGTGATTCATCAAACTTGAGTGGTTTTCTTGGAAATAATGGCATTGGCAAAAGTTCTGTTTTAGAAGCATTGGATTGTGTATTTAATGATAGTTCATGGAACTTAAATATTGTTGTTAAGAAAAGTGGGTTAGAAAAAACAGAACCATATATTGTCCCATTTTTTATCCTTGAACATGACTTTTTTGATAGTCTTCATCTACCATATGCACAAACATTAGATAAAATAGCTAGGACTATAACTGTTGATGACTCAACAAATCCTGCAACCAAATCGATAATAAGTGATTTTATTCATCATCGAGATAGGATTATTTCCAGAGGGGATGTGGATGGGAAGTTTTTAATTCCTATAGGCCAAAACCATGAAGGAAAGATTTCCCTTTCTGTATTTAAGTCGAAGGTTATATCTTTCATGGATGAAAATGAGTTTGGAATCGAGTTTGATAATTTGATTGAGTCTGAAGAGTATGTATCTTTATTTCAATCCTTATATATATACATATGTAATGCCTTGGAGTATCTTTATATACCGAAGGAGATTGATAGCGAGTCTTTCACAAAGTTAGAAAGTATGGGGACTCAGGTACTCATGGGAGAATCCTTACATAAAATTTTGGATAGGATTGTTGGTGATAGCACTGTTTCCCAGATTAATAAAGAGTTAAATGGGTTTCTTGAAGATATATCTGGAAAGTTAATTAGTTATTCATATCGCACACCTACAGACAGACAAAAAAGGATTCAAAAGCGAGAGGTTTATAATCTTATTATAGAAGCCTTCTTCAATGTAAGAAAACTTCATAAAAATCAAGGCTCTGATTATTATCTGGAGATTAATTCTTTAAGTTCAGGTGAAAAGCAAAAAGCAATTATTGATGTTGCGCATGCTTTATTAACAAAACACCGCCAAGATGGAGGGCGTTTAATTATTGCAATTGATGAGCCTGAGTCATCACTGCATATGTCTGCGTGCTTTGAGCAATTTAATGCTCTTGCTGAATTGAGCCATAATTGCAGGCAGTTATTGTTCTCATCACATTGGTATGGATTCTTACCTACTTTAGATTGCGGTTGCGTAACAATAATAACAAAGAAGGATTCAGAGCATAAGTTTGACTTAATTAATCTTGCTTCTTATCGCGAAGAGGTCAGGCAGTTAATAAGCTCAACTAATGGGAAAATGCCATTTGATATAAGGATAAAGAGTATCAATGATTTTATTCAGTCTATTGTAACCAGTGCTACAGGAGATAATCCATATAACTGGATTATATGTGAGGGTACGTCTGAAAAAGTTTACTTGTCAGATTATTTCAAAGACCTTATGTGCGAAAGGAATCTTAGGATAATTCCGGTTGGTGGTGCAAAAGAGGTTAAAAGGATTTATGAGCAATTGGCTGCTTGTCATAAAGATATATCTGCGGAGTTGACTGGTGTTATTTATTTATTATCAGATACCGATGTACAGCAAGTAAAATATCCAGTTGAGAAGTTGAAGAATATTTACTGTAAAAGAATTGTTTTCGATAAATCTGTGGGGAAAACCGTTTTAGTAGATATAAATGGTAATCCTTCGTCACCTGCGACTGCCATAGAAGATTGTCTTAATGGGCAGGTGTTTCATCGAACTTTAATGACATATGTTTCTACTTATCCTCAGATTAGCTTTATCGCTACAGCACCAGTTAATGATTGTGATAATGAATCATTTAATTATTATGATCTTAGAACTTCTGAAAAGGATGCTATCTTGGGTTTTTTTGCTGAGAATAATATGAAGTATGAATTTGCGCTGAAGTATAACTCTGAAAAATGCGATAGTGACTCAGTACCAGATTGGATTCAGAATGTAAAGGAAACGTTTCTGAAGTAAGAATGATAGAGGCATTATACATGCCTCTATTATATATACTAGAAATTATAATCTTTAAATGCCACAATATCCTGACCGAGCCAGCCGTTTATTTCCCGAATCCTGTCCTGTAGCGGGATAAGCTCATTGCGGACAAAGACCTTTGCCACTTTCTCAATATCACCCAGCGACCCGACGTTCTCCGGCTTGCCGCCCATCAACTGAAAGGGGATGCGGTGCGCGTCCAGCAGGTCAGCGGCGCTGGCTTTTTTGATATTAAAAAAATCGTCCTTCGTTGCCACTTCACTGAGCGGGATAATTTTAATACCGTCGGCTTTCCCCTGCGGGGCATAGAGAAACAGATTTTTAAAGTTATTGCGGCCTTTCGACTTAACCATGTTTTCGCGAAGCATTTCGATATCGTTGCGATCCTGCACGGCATCGGTGACGTACATGATGTATCCGGCATGTGCGCCATTTTCGTAATACTTGCGGCGGAACAGCGTGGCCGACTCATTCAGCCAGGCAGAGTTAAGGGCGCTGAGATATTCCGGCAGGCCGTACAGCTCCTGATTAATATCAGGCTCCAGCAGGTGAAACACGGAGCCGGGCGCGAAGGCTGTCGGCTCGTTGAAGGACGGCACCCACCAGTAAACATCCTCCTCCACGCCACGGCGGGTATATTTTGCCGGTGAGGTTTCCAGTCTGATGACCTTACCGGTGGTGCTGTAACGCTTTTCCAGAAACGCATTACCGAACACCAGAAAATCCAGCACAAAGCGGCTGAAATCCTGTTGCGAAAGCCACGGATGCGGGATAAATGTCGAGGCCAGAATATTGCGTTTAACGTAAATCGGTGAGCTGTGATGCACGGCAGCACGCAGGCTTTTCGCCAGACCGGTAAAGCTGACCGGTGGCTCATACCATCTGCCGTTACTGATGCACTCGACGTAATCCAGAATGTCACGGCGGTCGAGTACCGGCACCGGCTCGCCAAAGGTGAATGCTTCCATTTTCGGGGAGCTGGCGGTCATTTTTTTTGCCGCAGGTTGCGGTGTTTTCCCTTTTTTCTTGCTCATCAGTAAAACTCCAGAATGGTGGATGTCAGCGGGGTGCTGATACCGGCGGTGAGTGGCTCATTTAACAGGGCGTGCATGGTCGCCCAGGCGAGGTCGGCGTGGCTGGCTTCCTCGCTGCGGCTGGCCTCATAGGTGGCGCTGCGTCCGCTGCTGGTCATGGTCTTGCGGATAGCCATAAACGAGCTGGTGATGTCGGTGGCGCTGACGTCATATTCCAGACAGCCACGGCGGATAACGTCTTTTGCCTTGAGCACCATTGCGGTTTTCATTTCCGGTGTGTAGCGGATATCGCGCGCGGCGGGATAGAACGAGCGCACGAGCTGGAACACGCCGACACCGAGGCCGGTGGCATCAATACCGATATATTCGACGTTGTATTTTTCGGTGAGTTTGCGGATGGATTCCGCCTGAGTGGCAAAGTCCATGCCTTTCCACTGGTGACGCTCAAGTATTCTGAATTTGCCACCGGCCACCACCGGCGGTGCCAGTACCACGCATCCGGCACTGTCGCCACGGTGTGACGGGTCGTAACCAATCCATACCGGGCGGGAGCCGAACGGATTCGCGGCAAACGGCGCATAGTCTTCCCATTCTTCCAGCGTGTCGACCATGCAGCGTTGCAGCTCCTCGAACGGGAACACCGACGCCTTGTCGTCAACAAATTCACACATGAACAGGTTTTTAAAATCGTCGGCGCTGTTTTCGCGTTTAAGCTGCTCAATGTCGAACAATGTGCAGCCGCCTTTCAGGGCGTCCTCAATGGTGACAATCTGCCGCCACTGGCCGTCCGCACAGAGAAGCCCACCGGCAAGGGCGTTATGACTGACGTCGATTTCCACGCGTTCGGCGGCGCTGGCGCGTCCCCGGTTAAACAGTTCACCGGACCAGAACGGGTAGGCGTCGTGCGCCAGCGTGGACGGGGTGGAGAAATAGGTTGAGCGCAGGTGACTCTGTGAGGCCATACCTGATGCCACCTTACGCAGCACCTGAAAATTCGGGATCCAGAAAATCTCGTCGACGTACAGGTCGCCGTTATGGCTCTGTGCGGTGTTGGAGTTGGTGCCGAGAAAAATCAGTTTTGCGCCGTTATTGCCCAGGACAATCGGGTCACCGGTCAGGTCAACGTCAACCAGCCGGGCAAAGGCGATAATGTATTCGCGGAACACATACGCCTGCGTTTTACTGGCCGACAGAAAAATCTGGTTATGACCGGTTTTCAGGGCGCGCAGCAGCGCCTCGCGGGAAAAATAAAACGTCGCGCCAATCTGGCGGGATTTCAGGATATCGCGGATGCGGTGCTCAAGCCCGGCGCGATACCAGTGCAACTGATATTCGAAAGACTGCTCAAAGAAAATCTGCTCCAGCTTTTCGATGGCCTCGTCACTGAAAAAATTCTTTTTCGGTTTGCGACGCCCGCCTTTGTTGCGGTTAGCGACGTTCGGATTAAGGTCTGCCTCGTTGCCGGTCTGACTGTAACGGTTGACCCGTGCCAGTCGTTCAATCTGGCGTCCGAGCAGGTCAATTTCCTTGAAGTCACCGCCGGTTTTCTGCGGTTTGATGATGAGCTGGGTCAGCCGCGCTTCCAGACTCATTTCGACACGGCTGATGGGGGCAACGCTGTCCCAGCCGTCGCGCTGTTTCCAGCTCTGCACCGTCGGGCGTTTCATCTGCAACATGGCGGCAATCTGCGGCACGGAAAATCCCTGCCAGTACAGCAGCGCCGCCTGACGACGCGGGTCGTGTAAAAGAGTGGTGTCTGTGGTGATGGTCATGAATACCTCGCCGTGATGAATACACGGCAAGGCTACTGAGTCGCGCCCCGCGATTCGCTAAGGTGCTGTTGTGTCAGTGATAAGCCATCCGGGACTGATGGCGGAGGATGCGCATCGTCGGGAAACTGATGCCGACATGTGACTCCTCTAATCACTATTCAGGACTCCTGACAATGGCAAAAAAAGTCTCAAAATTCTTTCGTATCGGCGTTGAGGGTGACACCTGTGACGGGCGTGTCATCAGTGCGCAGGATATTCAGGAAATGGCCGAAACCTTTGACCCGCGAGTCTATGGTTGCCGCATTAACCTGGAACATCTGCGCGGCATCCTGCCTGACGGTATTTTTAAGCGTTATGGCGATGTGGCCGAACTGAAGGCCGAAAAGATTGACGATGATTCGGCGCTGAAAGGCAAATGGGCGCTGTTTGCGAAAATCACCCCGACCGATGACCTTATCGCGATGAACAAGGCCGCGCAGAAGGTCTATACCTCAATGGAAATTCAGCCGAACTTTGCCAATACCGGCAAATGTTATCTGGTGGGTCTGGCCGTCACCGATGACCCGGCAAGCCTCGGCACGGAATACCTGGAATTCTGCCGCACGGCAAAACACAACCCTCTGAACCGCTTCAAATTAAGCCCTGAAAACCTGATTTCAGTGGCAACGCCTGTTGAGCTGGAATTTGAAGACCTGCCTGAAACCGTGTTCACAGCCCTGACCGAAAAGGTGAAATCCATTTTTGGCCGCAAACAGGCCAGCGATGACGCCCGTCTGAATGACGTGCATGAAGCGGTGACCGCTGTCGCTGAGCATGTGCAGGAAAAACTGAGCGCCACTGAGCAGCGCCTTGCTGAGATGGAAACCGCCTTTTCCGCACTTAAGCAGGATGTGACTGACAGGGCGGATGAAACCAGTCAGGCATTCACCCGCCTGAAAAACAGTCTCGACCACACCGAAAGTCTGACCCAGCAGCGCCGCAGCAAAGCCACCGGCGGTGGCGGTGACGCCCTGATGACGAACTGCTGACCGGCGTCAGTCAGTCCGGGAAAACCTTCACGATTAACCCTTAATTTCAGGAAAAACTATGCGCCAGGAAACCCGCTTTAAATTTAATGCCTACCTGTCCCGTGTTGCCGAACTGAACGGCATCGACGCCGGTGATGTGTCGAAAAAATTCACCGTTGAACCGTCGGTCACCCAGACCCTGATGAACACCATGCAGGAGTCCTCTGACTTTCTGACCCGCATCAACATTGTGCCGGTCAGCGAAATGAAAGGGGAAAAAATTGGTATTGGTGTCACCGGCTCCATCGCCAGCACCACCGACACCGCCGGTGGCACCGAGCGTCAGCCGAAGGACTTCTCGAAGCTGGCGTCAAACAAGTACGAATGCGACCAGATTAACTTCGATTTTTATATCCGCTACAAAACGCTGGACCTGTGGGCGCGTTATCAGGATTTCCAGCTCCGTATCCGTAACGCCATTATCAAACGCCAGTCCCTTGATTTCATCATGGCCGGTTTTAACGGCGTGAAGCGTGCCGAAACCTCTGACCGCAGCAGTAATCCGATGCTACAGGATGTGGCGGTCGGCTGGCTGCAGAAATACCGCAATGAAGCCCCGGCGCGCGTGATGAGCAAGGTCACTGACGAGGAAGGGCACACCACCTCTGAGGTTATCCGCGTGGGTAAGGGCGGTGATTATGCCAGCCTTGATGCACTGGTGATGGATGCGACCAACAACCTGATTGAGCCGTGGTATCAGGAAGACCCTGACCTTGTGGTGATTGTGGGGCGTCAGCTACTGGCGGACAAGTATTTCCCCATCGTTAACAAAGAGCAGGACAACAGCGAAATGCTGGCCGCTGACGTCATCATCAGCCAGAAACGCATCGGTAACCTGCCGGCGGTACGCGTCCCGTACTTCCCGGCGGATGCGATGCTCATCACGAAGCTGGAAAACCTGTCCATCTACTACATGGATGACAGCCATCGCCGCGTGATTGAGGAAAACCCGAAACTCGACCGCGTGGAGAACTACGAGTCAATGAACATTGATTACGTGGTGGAAGACTACGCCGCCGGTTGCCTGGTGGAAAAAATTAAGGTCGGTGATTTCTCCACACCGGCCAGGGCGACCGCAGAGCCGGGAGCGTAACCGATGACGAGTCCCGCACAGCGCCACATGATGCGGGTCTCGGCAGCGATGACCGCGCAGCGGGAAGCCGCCCCGCTGCGACATGCAACTGTCTATGAGCAGATGCTGGTTAAGCTCGCCGCAGACCAGCGCACACTGAAAGCGATTTATTCAAAAGAGCTTAAGGCCGCGAAAAAGCGCGAACTGCTGCCGTTCTGGTTGCCGTGGGTGAACGGCGTGCTGGAGCAGGGCAAAGGTGCACAGGATGACATTCTGATGACGGTCATGCTGTGGCGTCTGGATACCGGCGATATTGCCGGTGCGCTGGAGATTGCCCGTTATGCCCTGAAGTACGGTCTGACCATGCCGGGTAAACACCGCCGCACCCCGCCGTACATGTTTACCGAGGAGGTGGCGCTCGCGGCCATGCGCGCTCACGCTGCCGGTGAGTCTGTGGATACCCGCCTGCTGACGGAGACCCTTGAACTGACCGCCACGGCTGACATGCCTGATGAAGTGCGCGCAAAGCTGCACAAAATCACCGGTCTGTTTCTGCGTGACGGTGGTGATGCCGCCGGTGCGCTGGCACACCTGCAACGTGCGACACAGCTCGACTGTCAGGCAGGCGTCAAAAAAGAGATTGAACGACTGGAGCGGGAGCTGAAACCGAAGCCGGAGCCGCAGCCAAAAGCGGCCACCCGCGCCCCGCGTAAGACCCGGAGCGTGACACCGGCAAAACGTGGACGCCCGAAAAAGAAAGCCAGTTAACAACCGAATGCGCCCCGCGCCAGGGCGGCACGCCGGTCAGTGAGGGTGAATCACCTGACACTGCACCGGCGTCCACCGCCCGACTTTTCAGAGGTAGTCATGATGACGCTGATTATTCCGCGAAAGGAGGCTCCCGTGTCCGGTGAGGGTACGGTGGTCATCCCGCAACCGGCAGGCGACGAGCCGGTGATTAAAAACACGTTCTTTTTTCCCGATATCGACCCGAAGCGCGTCCGGGAACGTATGCGCCTTGAGCAGACCGTCGCCCCCGCCCGTCTGCGTGAGGCCATCAAGTCAGGCATGGCTGAAACAAATGCGGAGCTGTACGAGTACCGCGAACAGAAAATTGCCGCCGGTTTTACGCGTCTGGCGGACGTTCCGGCGGACGACATCGACGGTGAAAGCATCAAAGTTTTTTACTACGAGCGCGCTGTGTGTGCGATGGCGACCGCGTCGCTTTATGAGCGTTACCGCGGCGTGGATGCCAGTGCCAAGGGCGACAAGAAGGCCGACAGCATTGACAGCACCATTGATGAGCTGTGGCGGGATATGCGCTGGGCGGTGGCGCGCATCCAGGACAAGCCGCGCTGCATCGTGAGTCAAATCTGATGAAGACCTTTGCGCTACAGGGCGACACGCTCGACGCCATTTGTGTCCGGTATTACGGGCGCACTGAGGGCGTGGTTGAGACCGTGCTCGCCGCAAATCCGGGACTGGCTGAACTGGGTGCGGTGCTGCCACACGGCACCGCCGTCGAACTGCCCGACGTTCAGACCGCGCCCGTGGCTGAAACTGTCAATCTGTGGGAGTAACGCATGACAGCAGAAGAAAAAAGCGTCCTGTCGCTTTTCATGATTGGGGTGCTGATTGTTGTCGGCAAGGTGCTTGCCGGTGGTGAACCCATCACCCCGCGTCTGTTTATCGGGCGCATGTTGCTTGGTGGTTTTGTCTCGATGGTTGCCGGTGTTGTTCTGGTGCAGTTTCCTGACCTGTCACTGCCTGCGGTGTGCGGCATTGGCTCCATGCTGGGTATCGCCGGTTATCAGGTGATTGAGATTGCCATTCAGCGCCGCTTTAAGGGCAGGGGGAAACCGTAATGCCGGTAATTAACACACATCAGAATATCGCCGCCTTTCTCGACATGCTGGCCGTGTCCGAAGGGACGGCGAATCATCCGCTGACGAAAAACCGGGGCTATGACGTGATAGTCACCGGACTGGACGGGAAGCCGGAAATTTTCACCGACTACAGTGACCACCCGTTCGCGTATGGCCGACCGGCGAAGGTGTTTAACCGTCGCGGTGAAAAATCCACGGCCTCCGGTCGCTATCAGCAGCTTTACCTGTTCTGGCCGCATTACCGCAAACAGCTTGCCCTGCCGGATTTCAGTCCGTTGTCACAGGACAGACTCGCCATTCAGTTGATCCGCGAACGCGGTGCACTGGATGACATCCGGGAGGGACGCATTGAGCGCGCCATTTCACGCTGTCGCAATATCTGGGCGTCCCTGCCGGGTGCCGGTTACGGTCAGCGTGAGCATTCACTGGAAAAACTGGTCACCGTCTGGCGTACCGCTGGCGGCGTACCGGCTTAAACGGAGTAAACACCATGAAGAAATTATCCCTTTCACTGATGCTGAACGTGTCGCTGGCGCTGATGCTGGCACTGTCCCTGATTTACCCGCAGAGCGTGGCCGTCAGTTTTGTCGCTGCCTGGGCGATTCTGGTGACGGTTATCTGTGTGGTTGCCGGTGGTGTCGGCGTGTATGCCACTGAGTATGTGCTGGAACGCTACGGGCGGGAGCTGCCGCCGGAATCGCTGGCCGTGAAGATTGTCACGTCGCTGTTTTTGCAGCCGGTGCCGTGGCGCAGACGGGCGGCGGCTCTGGTAGTGGTGGTGGCGACGTTTATCTCGCTGGTCGCTGCCGGGTGGATTTTTACCGCGCTGATTTATCTTGTGGTGTCGCTGTTTTTCCGGCTGATACGTAAAGCCTGTCGTCAGCGTCTTGAGGGGCGGGAACTATGTCAAAGCTGATGATTGTGCTGGTCGTGTTGCTATCGCTGGCGGTGGCCGGTCTGTTTCTGGCGAAGCATGAAAACGCCAGGCTGCGCGTCTCGCTGGACAGGGCGAACAATGTCGCCAGCGGGCAGCAGACGACCATCACCATGCTGAAAAATCAGCTTCATGTTGCGCTCACCAGGGCAGACAAAAACGAGCTGGCGCAGGTGGCACTGCGTCAGGAACTGGAGAACGCCGCGAAGCGTGAAGCACAGCGCGAGAAAACCATCACGAGGTTACTTAATGAAAACGAAGATTTTCGCCGCTGGTACGGCGCTGACCTGCCTGATGCTGTGCGCCGGTTGCACCAGCGCCCGGCCTGCACCGACGCCAGTGATTGTCGCCAACGCCTGCCCGAAAGTGAGCCTTTGCCCGATGCCGGGCAGTGACCCGCAGACGAACGGCGATTTAAGTGCCGATATCCGGCAGCTTGAGAACGCGCTGGCACGCTGTGCCAGCCAGGTAAAAATGATTAAACACTGTCAGGACGAAAACGATGCTCAAACCCGACAGCCTGCGCAGGGCGCTGACTGATGCCGTCACGGTGCTGAAAACCAGCCCCGAGATGCTGCGGATATTCGTGGATAACGGGAGTATTGCCTCCACACTGGCGACGTCGCTGTCATTTGAAAAGCGTTACACGCTCAATGTCATTGTGACCGACTTTACCGGTGATTTTGACCTGCTCATCGTGCCGGTGCTGGCGTGGCTGCGGGAAAATCAGCCCGACATCATGACCACCGACGAAGGCCAGAAAAAGGGCTTCACGTTTTATGCGGACATCAACAATGACAGCAGCTTTGATATCAGTATCAGCCTGATGCTGACCGAGCGCACGCTGGTCAGTGAGGTTGACGGCGCGCTGCATGTGAAGAATATCCCGGAACCCACGCCGCCGGAGCCCGTCACCCGCCCGATGGAGCTTTATATCAATGGCGAACTGGTGAGCAAGTGGGATGAATGAGTTTAAGCGTTTTGAAGACCGGCTGACCGGACTTATTGAATCGCTGTCACCGTCAGGGCGTCGGCGACTGAGTGCCGAACTGGCGAAACGTCTGCGGCAGAGTCAGCAGCGTCGGGTGATGGCACAGAAAGCCCCGGACGGCACCCCCTACGTGCCACGCCAGCAGCAGAGCGCCAGAAAAAAGCCCGGTCGTGTTAAGCGAAAAATGTTTGCGAAACTTATCACCAGTCGTTTTTTGCATATCCGCGCCAGCCCGGAACAGGCATCAATGGAGTTTTACGGCGGGAAGTCACCGAAAATCGCCAGTGTGCATCAGTTTGGTCTGTCGGAAGAAAACCGGAAAGACGGTAAGAAAATTGATTATCCGGCGCGCCCTCTGCTCGGCTTTACCGGTGAGGATGTGCAGATGATTGAAGAGATTATCCTGGCTCACCTTGAGCGTTAGTTTTATCCAGGCAGAGGCTGATGCGCAATTAAACATTGAGCGGCCATGCTGGTCGCTCAATGTTTAGAGGTTTATGAGTGATTTTTATTTGATGCTTTGTATTCTAAAACCTTCTTATTGGCGTAAAAGAATTTTGTATATGACAGGAATATAACCAGACCTGAAGTGAAATAGACGAGGGATAGTATTAATAATGCTTTTTTGTGACTGTTATTATCTTTAATCTCCTGGCTTAACCATTCGGAGTCCTCCTCGTTTAGCTGTAAGAGCTTATTGCAGGCGATTTCAGGAAGTGTGTCTTTTATAAATACGTTTTGCAGTCTCTTGCAATCGGCAAGGCTATAAGTTTTATTAAATTCAACTGCTTTATTTTTGAAGGATAAAAGAACTTTGTCACTATAAACATAGTACATCATGTTTTTATATGGTATGCCTATGGCATCCCTTACTATAACGGATTGTTCGTTGTGTATGTAACATGCGAGGAGAATGTAAAAAATACTGGCCAGAATTACAATTATTGTTTTAATTATGTGTGGTGGTTTTGTTATGTCACCCCAGATGCGAGTAAGGAAAAAATACGATGTTTTTAGTTTTCCATCAATCAGTCCCTGCTGTATCATTCTCACATTTTCAATGCCTGATACATTGATTCCGTTAATTATTTTAAATAGTTGAATGTCGCGCCACTCGCGGTCAAGTCTTTTTAATTTTTTGTCTGAATATCCAAAATTGAAATAATGTGCAATAAGCCTCATAAGGTTACTTTTACCAAAGCTAAAAAATGCTAATACTGCAAAGCTACAAAGGAAAAAAACGATTAGCCCCCACACATTAGTCACATTATAGCTGACCATTACGCTCTCCTTGGATGTTGTCTGGTAGTTCTACAAATGAATCCAGATAGCATAACTTTTATATATTGTGCAATCTCACATGCATGAACACTCTCGCAAATATTCAGGAACTCGCGCGCGCACTGCGCAACATGATTCGCACCGGCATTATCGTCGAAACCGACCTTAACGCCGGTCGCTGCCGCGTGCAGACCGGCGGCATGTGCACCGACTGGCTTCAGTGGCTGACCCATCGCGCAGGACGTTCGCGCACATGGTGGGCACCTTCCGTGGGGGAACAGGTGCTGATTCTGGCCGTGGGTGGTGAACTCGACACGGCGTTCGTTCTGCCGGGGATTTATTCCGGCGATAACCCCTCGCCGTCTGTGTCGGCGGATGCCCTGCATATCCGTTTCCCTGACGGGGCGGTGATTGAATATGAACCCGAAACCAGTGCACTCACGGTAAGCGGAATTAAAACGGCCAGCGTGACGGCTTCTGATTCTGTTACTGCCACGGTGCCGGTGGTCATGGTGAAAGCATCAACCCGCGTCACCCTGGACACCCCGGAGGTGGTCTGCACCAACAGGCTGATTACCGGCACGCTGGAAGTGCAGAAGGGCGGGACGATGCGCGGCAACATTGAACACACCGGCGGTGAACTCTCATCAAACGGTAAGGTACTGCATACCCATAAACACCCCGGCGACAGCGGCGGCACAACCGGGAGTCCTTTATGACAGCGCGTTATCTCGGAATGAATCGCAGTGATGGCCTGACTGTCACTGACCTTGAGCATATCAGCCAGAGTATCGGCGATATCCTGCGCACACCGGTCGGCTCACGGGTGATGCGTCGTGATTACGGCTCGTTGCTGGCATCAATGATTGCCCAGCCGCAGACCCCGACGCTTGAGTTGCAGATTAAGGTCGCCTGTTACATGGCGGTGCTGAAATGGGAACCCCGCGTCACCCTGTCATCCGTCACCACTGAGCGCAGTTTTGACGGGCGAATGACGGTCACGTTAACCGGCCAGCACAACGACACCGGCCAGCCACTTTCATTAACCATCCCTGTGAGTTGAAACCATGCCGATTATCGACCTGAACCAGCTACCCGCACCGGATGTGGTCGAGGAGCTGGACTTTGAAAGCATTCTCGCTGAACGCAAGGCGACACTGATTTCCCTTTACCCGGAAGATCAGCAGGAGGCGGTCGCCCGTACCCTGACACTGGAATCTGAGCCTCTCGTCAAACTGCTGGAAGAAAATGCTTATCGTGAGCTTATCTGGCGTCAGCGTGTGAATGAGGCCGCACGGGCGGTGATGCTGGCCTGTGCCGCCGGTAATGACCTTGATGTGATTGGTGCCAATTACAACACCACGCGCCTGACTATCACCCCGGCAGATGATTCGACCATTCCGCCGACACCGGCAGTGATGGAATCTGACACAGATTATCGTCTGCGTATTCAGCAGGCTTTTGAGGGCTTAAGCGTCGCCGGGTCAGTGGGAGCCTATCAGTATCATGGTCGCAGTGCTGACGGGCGTGTCGCGGATATTTCTGTCACCAGTCCGTCTCCTGCCTGTGTCACCATCTCTGTGCTGTCACGTGAAAATAACGGCGTCGCATCCGAAGACCTGCTGGCTGTGGTGCGTAACGCCCTTAATGGCGAGGACGTCAGGCCGGTGGCCGACCGCGTGACCGTGCAGTCTGCCGCCATCGTTGAATACCAGATAAACGCCACGCTTTACCTTTACCCTGGTCCCGAAAGCGAACCCATCCGCGCTGCCGCTGTGAAAAAGCTGGAAGCGTATATCACGGCACAGCACCGGCTGGGGCGCGACATCCGTCTGTCTGCCATTTATGCCGCTTTGCATGTGGAAGGTGTGCAGCGTGTCGAACTGGCTGCACCACTGGCCGACATCGTGCTCAACAGTACGCAGGCGTCTTTCTGTACCGAATACCGCGTCGTGACCGGAGGCTCGGATGAGTGATTCGCGACTGCTGCCGACCGGCTCATCACCGCTTGAGGTCGCCGCCGCAAAAGCCTGTGCGGAAATTGAAAAAACGCCGGTCAGTATTCGTGAGCTGTGGAACCCGGACACCTGTCCGGCAAATCTGCTGCCGTGGCTGGCGTGGGCGTTTTCGGTCGACAGGTGGGATGAAAAGTGGCCGGAAGCGACAAAACGCGCCGTTATCCGCGATGCGTATTTCATCCACTGTCATAAAGGCACAATAGGTGCAATCCGGCGTGTGGTGGAGCCGCTCGGCTATCTCATCAACGTGACGGAGTGGTGGGAAAACAGTGACCCGCCCGGCACCTTCCGGCTTGATATTGGTGTACTGGAAAGCGGCATCACAGAGGCAATGTATCAGGAAATGGAACGGCTGATTGCTGATGCCAAACCTGCAAGCCGCCACCTTATTGGCCTGAACATTACCCGGGACATTCCCGGCTACCTGTTCGCCGGTGGTGTGGCTTACGACGGCGATGTAATTACGGTTTACCCCGGATAAGTGAGGAATAATGAGCACAAAATTCAGAACCGTTATCACCACTGCCGGTGCAGCAAAGCTGGCAGCGGCAACCGCACCGGGAGGGCGGAAGGTCAACATTACCACGATGGCCGTCGGGGATGGCGGTGGTAAATTGCCTGTCCCGGATGCCGGACAGACCGGGCTTATCCATGAAGTCTGGCGACATGCGCTGAACAAAATCACCCTGGACAAACGAAACAGTAATTATATTATCGCAGAGCTGGTTATTCCGCCGGAGGTGGGCGGTTTCTGGATGCGTGAGCTTGGCCTGTACGATGATGCGGGAACGCTAATTGCCGTGGCGAACATGGCTGAAAGTTATAAACCCGCTCTTGCCGAAGGCTCAGGGCGTTCGCAGACCTGCCGCATGGTCATCATCGTCAGCAGTGTGGCCTCAGTGGAGCTGACCATTGACACCACAACGGTGATGGCAACGCAGGATTACGTTGATGACAAAATTGCAGAGCATGAACAGTCACGACGTCACCCGGACGCCTCGCTGACCGCAAAAGGTTTTACTCAGTTAAGCAGTGCAACCAACAGCGCGTCTGAAACACTGGCCGCAACGCCGAAAGCGGTAAAGGCCGCCTATGACCTTGCTAACGGGAAATATACCGCACAGGACGCTACCACAGCGCGAAAAGGTCTTGTCCAGCTCAGTAGTGCCACCAACAGCACGTCTGAAACGCTCGCCGCAACACCAAAAGCGGTTAAGGCAGCGTATGACCTTGCTAACGGTAAATATACTGCACAGGACGCCACCACAGTGCGAAAAGGTCTTATCCAGCTCAGTAGCGTCACCAACAGCGATTCTGAAACGCTTGCGGCAACGCCAAAGGCGGTAAAGGCAGCGTATGACCTTGCTAACGGGAAATACACTGCACAGGATGCCACCACGGCGCGGAAAGGGCTTGTCCAGCTCAGTAGCGCCACCAACAGTGATTCTGAAACGCTGGCCGCAACACCAAAAGCGGTGAAGTCTGCCTATGACAATGCTGAAAAACGTCTTCAGAAAGATCAGAACGGTGCGGATATTCCGGGAAAGGATACCTTCACGAAAAATATCGGTGCCTGTCGTGCTTATAGCGGCGCTTTGAGCACTGAAGCCGGAAACTGGACAACCGCTCAGTTTATTGAATGGCTGGATTCCCGTGGTGCATTTAATCATCCGTACTGGATGTGCAAAGGCTCCTGGTCATATGCAAATAACAAAATCATTACGGATACCGGATGTGGTGATATCCACCTGGCTGGTTGTGTCGTCGAGGTCATGGGAACTAAATCTGCAATCACTATCCGAGTGACCACGCCGACAACATCAAGCGGTGGCGGTACAACCAGCGCACAATTCACTTACATTAATCATGGGGACGGCTACTCCCCCGGCTGGCGTCGTGACTGGAATCGTCAGGGCGACGCAATGACCGGAACGATTAATCAGGACGGTGGAAGCCAGAATGCCTATATGTCTACGGCCTTATGTTCAGGCACAAGAGGCGGCAAAAAATATCTCAGAAAGTTTCGTGGTGGAGAAGGAGACACTATCTGGCATGAAACAGTACAGGGCGGGGTAGTTCGTTGGGCGACTGGTAATACTGATGCTCAGGAAGAATTATCACTCAGCTCCGCTTATGGTCTCCGTTCAAGAGGTGAGATTACATCACTCAGTGCTAATGGTCTGCGCATTGCTTATGGCAATTATGGATTCTTTATCAGGAATGATGGCGGCAGCACATATTTAATGCTGACGGCCTCTGGCGATAAATTTGGGACATGGAACGGCTTAAGACCGCTGACTATCAATAACGCCAATGGCGGAGTGTCAATGGGGCATGGCCTGAGTGTTACAGGTGATATTGTCTCAAGTACCAAAGTACGTGCCGGTAGCGGGAAAAAGTTCACGGTCAGCAGCAGCAATACATCCACGAAGGAAGCCGCATTCAATTTGTGGGGAAACTCAAGTCGTCCTGTGGTGGCTGAATTAGGTGATGATGCAGGCTGGCATTTTTACAGTCAGAGAAATACAGATAACAGCATCACTTTTGCTGTTAACGGGCAGGTATCACCATCTAACTATGGCAACTTTGATTCACGCTATGTCCGGGATATCCGGCTTGGTGGTGCTGCCACATACAAACCTGCGAACAATGGTATGACATGGACACATCAGGCACCGTCCGGGTGTGTATATTCCGGCATTATTGTTCAGGATACCGGCTCAAACTCTGCCGATAACATTGGTGGCGTATATTACAGACCGGTGCAGAAATACATTAACGGGACTTGGTATAACGTGGCGCAGGTATAATTTATGCAGCATTTGATAAATATAACGGCAGGTAATCCAAAAACGGTTGAACAATATCAATTGACAAAAGACTTTGATGTTGTCTGGTTTTTTTCAGAAGATGGTAAGAACTGGTACGAAGAACAAAAGTATTTTGCTGATGACACGCTAAAAATAGCGTACGACAAAGATAATATCATCCGCTATGTGGAAAAGGATGTGACAGCTATCAGACCGGATGGATTAAGTGTTGTTGAAGTGGCGGATATTACTGCTAACCGACGGGCGGACATTTCAGGGAACTGGATGTTTAAGGACGGCAAAGTGATTAAACGCATTTATACGGCAGAGGAATTGCAGCAGCAGGCAGAAAACCGGAAAGCCAGACTTCTTGCAGATGCTGAATCCGTGATTTTGCCGCTGGAGCGTGCTGTCAGACTGAACATGGCAACAGATGAGGAGCGTAGCCGACTGGAAGCATGGGAACGCTACAGCGTTCTGGTCAGTCGTGTGGATCCTGCAAATCCTGAATGGCCGGAAATGCCGCAATAAGTTGTATGATCTCTGGAGTGAGCAAACGTATCTATGGCACAGAGTTAAGCCTAATCTGACAGTACGCTCTGTGCCAGGAGCGGATACTTTAATGTTCTATCACTATTGGATATGATTATCATGAAACTACCTTAAATTAACATCTTGCTAAAGATGCAACCAAAAGTTACCTTCAGGGAATTGTGAGCTGATAAGAAGAATAGTTGTATCTAATAAGATGTTGAGTTTTAATTAAACTCCATGCGAACAAGGAGGGCAAAAAATGAGCAATTCATTTTCAATTACACTACCTACAAAAGAAAAAGACCTAGCGGAAATAGAGACTAATCAGAGCGTGCTTATTATCGGTGCGAATGGCTCTGGAAAGTCTCGCCTTGGGACATGGATGGATCTAAAATCTCCTCAAAGAAATATTGTTCATCGTATTTCCGCTCAGCGGGCTTTAGCGATGCCTGACCATACAACACCAACTTCGCTTCAACAAGCACAGAATAATTTACTCTATGGAATTGAAAATTTGGAAGGGTCGGAACTACTTTGGTATAAAGAGAATTATCGCTGGGGAAGTAAACCTGCCATATCATCATTAAATGATTATGGTAAATTAATGGTGTATCTCTTTTCAGACAAAATTGAAGAAAACTCGAAATATATTGAATTAGTTAAATCTTCAGAAAAAAGAATTGAACCAACGACGACTAAATTAGATAAAATTAAATATATTTGGGAAAAAACATTACCTCACCGAGAGCTTGTTTTAGGCGGTTTGACAATTCAAACACGAGCAAAAGGAAATAACGAGGCTGTCTATAACCCCTCGGAAATGAGCGACGGTGAGCGAGTTATTTTCTATCTGATTGGGCAATGTCTTGCAGCACCCGAAAATGGAATTATTGTCATAGACGAGCCAGAAATTCATCTTCACAAATCTGTACAAGTTCCATTATGGAAGGATATAGAAAAACTCCGACCTGATTGCCTGTTTGTATATATGACTCATGATACTGATTTTGCTGCAGCACTGCATGATGCAAAGAAAATCTGGTTAAAAAGTTATGATGGTTCCAGTTGGGATTGGGAAGATGTTCCCGATGTCGAAGGCCTACCAGAAAGTTTATTAATTGAAATATTGGGTAGTAGAAAACCAATTGTTTTTGTTGAGGGGGAAAATGGAAGCTATGATGTATCCCTTTATCGTGCTGTGTTAAATAGTTATCTAGTGATACCATCTGGTTCTTGTAGTCAAGTAATACAAAATGTTAAAGCTCTAAGAGCCAGTGAAAAACTCCATTATATGGAAGTTTTTGGTATTATTGATAGGGATAGACGTGTTGAAAATGAAATTCAATCGCTTCTGGAATACGGTATTTATACTCTAAGCGTGGCTGAAGTCGAAAATCTCTTTTGCGTTCCGGAAGTTATAACTTTAGTTAGCGAACGATTAGTCAGGAATCCAGATAAAGATCTACAATCAGTTAAAGATTTTGTGTTCCGTAAAATATCCTCAGAGCTGGATACTCAGATTTCACTGCGTGTGGCTGGCGAAATTAAATTCATGCTTAATTGTTTTGATGAAAAAGCAAAAGGGGTCGATGCTCTTAGTAGAGCTCTTGAGTTGTTGACGTCACAAATTAATGTTAAAGAGCTTTATGATGAAAGTTTATCTCTGTTTAATAATGCAGTTGAGAAACGTGATTATCTTCTTGCATTAAAACTTTATAACAGGAAAAGCCTTTCATCCCAAGTAAGTAAGCATCTGGGGCTGGCTAATGGACAGCTTGCTGAATTAGTGGTCAGGATGGCTAATAATGAAAGTGGAGAGTCAATGAGAAATGCTCTCAGACCATATTTTGGTGAGTTTTCGAGTAAAATATAGTTATACAGAGTGCATAATACTTATCGTGACTGTGGTTGGATGATGTGTGTGGTTCATGTGTCTGCTCCTCGCTCACAGCAGGCTGTCAGATTTGATAGCGTTTGGGCTATGTAAATTGTCAGTTGGAAAATGAGTGAGTGCAAGTCAGGACAGGCGGGCGAATTGCCCGCCTTTTCTTTATCTGTTGTTTCATCCACTGACCAGACAGGTCAAATAGCGTCTCAGGCACTGCCCAATAGAAAATAGTTGCACCCATTAACCACGGAGTTAAACGGATGAGTGACTATCATCACGGCGTGCAGGTGCTGGAGATTAACGACGGCACCCGCGTCATTTCCACCGTATCCACCGCCATTGTCGGCATGGTCTGCACGGCCAGCGATGCGGATGCGGAAATCTTCCCCCTCAATAAACCGGTGCTGATTACCAATGTGCAGAGCGCAATTGCAAAGGCCGGTAAAAAAGGCACGCTGGCGGCATCGTTGCAGGCCATCGCCGACCAGTCAAAACCGGTCACCGTTGTCGTGCGTGTGGAAGACGGCACCGGCGAAGACGAAGAAACGAAACTCGCGCAGACTGTTTCCAATATCATCGGAACCACCGACGAAAACGGTCAGTACACCGGACTGAAAGCCCTGCTGGCGGCGGAGTCGGTAACCGGTGTTAAACCGCGTATTCTTGGTGTGCCGGGGCTGGATACCAAAGAGGTGGCTGTTGCACTGGCATCAGTCTGTCAGAAGCTGCGCGCTTTCGGGTATATCAGCGCATGGGGCTGTAAAACCATTTCTGAGGTGAAAGCCTACCGCCAGAATTTCAGCCAGCGTGAGCTGATGGTCATCTGGCCGGATTTCCTCGCATGGGATACGGTCACCAGTACCACCGCCACCGCGTATGCCACCGCACGTGCGCTGGGTCTGCGTGCCAAAATCGACCAGGAGCAGGGCTGGCATAAAACGCTGTCCAACGTCGGGGTGAACGGTGTTACCGGCATCAGCGCATCTGTATTTTGGGATTTGCAGGAGTCCGGCACCGATGCTGACCTGCTTAACGAGTCAGGCGTCACAACACTGATTCGCCGTGACGGTTTCCGCTTCTGGGGTAACCGTACCTGCTCTGATGACCCGCTGTTCTTCTTTGAAAACTACACCCGCACCGCGCAGGTGCTGGCCGACACGATGGCTGAGGCGCACATGTGGGCGGTGGACAAGCCCATCACCGCAACGCTGATTCGCGACATCGTTGACGGCATCAATGCCAAATTCCGTGAGCTGAAAACAAACGGCTATATCGTGGATGCGACCTGCTGGTTCAGCGAAGAATCCAACGATGCGGAAACCCTCAAGGCCGGAAAACTGTATATCGACTACGACTATACCCCGGTGCCTCCTCTTGAAAACCTGACCCTGCGCCAGCGTATCACCGATAAATATCTGGCAAATCTGGTCACCTCGGTTAACAGCAATTAAGGAGCCTGACCGATGGCAATGCCGCGCAAACTCAAGTTAATGAACGTCTTTCTGAACGGCTACAGCTATCAGGGCGTTGCAAAGTCCGTCACGCTGCCAAAACTGACCCGTAAGCTCGAAAACTATCGCGGTGCGGGGATGAACGGCAGCGCACCGGTAGACCTCGGCCTTGATGACGATGCCCTGTCAATGGAGTGGTCGCTCGGTGGTTTCCCGGATTCGGTTATCTGGGAGCTTTACGCAGCAACCGGTGTGGATGTCGTGCCGATTCGTTTTGCAGGCTCTTACCAGCGCGACGATACCGGCGAAACGGTGGCCGTCGAGGTGGTCATGCGTGGACGTCAGAAAGAAATCGACACCGGCGAGGGTAAACAGGGAGAAGACACCGAGTCGAAAATCTCTGTGGTCTGCACCTATTTCCGGCTGACGATGGACGGTAAGGAGCTGGTCGAAATCGACACCATCAACATGATTGAGAAGGTGAACGGCGTCGACCGGCTGGAGCAACACCGCCGAAATATCGGCCTGTGATTTTCATCCGGTCAGCCTGGCTGACCGGTTAACCCTGATTCAGAAGTGAGAAAACCATGAACAAAGAAAATGTGATTACCCTGGACAATCCGGTCAAGCGTGGTGAGCAGGTTATCGAACAGGTCACGCTGATGAAACCCAATGCCGGGACGCTGCGCGGTGTCAGTCTGGCTGCGGTCGCAAACTCCGAAGTCGATGCACTGATTAAGGTGCTGCCGCGCATGACGGCACCGATGCTGACCGAGCAGGAAGTCGCCGCGCTGGAACTGCCTGACCTTGTGGCGCTGGCCGGTAAGGTGGTCGGTTTTTTGTCGCCGAACTCGGTGCAGTAACGTTCCCGAAAAATCTGTCGGTCGATGACCTGATGGCGGATGTGGCAGTGATATTTCACTGGCCGCCATCAGAACTATATCCCATGAGCCTGACCGAACTCATCACATGGCGCGAAAAGGCGCTCCGGCGAAGCGGAAACACGAATGAGTAACAATGTAAAATTACAGGTATTGCTCAGGGCTGTTGACCAGGCATCCCGCCCGTTTAAATCCATCCGCACAGCGAGCAAGTCGCTGTCGGGGGATATCCGGGAAACACAAAAATCACTGCGCGAGCTGAATGGTCACGCATCCCGTATTGAGGGATTTCGCAAGACCAGCGCACAGCTCGCCGTGACTGGTCATGCACTTGAAAAGGCACGGCAGGAGGCCGAAGCCCTTGCCACACAGTTTAAAAACACTGAACGTCCGACCCGTGCTCAGGCGAAAGTGCTGGAATCCGCAAAGCGTGCGGCGGAGGACTTACAGGCGAAATATAACCGCCTGATAGATTCCGTTAAACGCCAGCAGCGGGAACTGGCCGCTGTGGGAATTAATACCCGCAATCTTGCACATGATGAGCAGGGACTGAAAAACCGTATCAGTGAAACCACCGCACAGCTTAACCGTCAGCGTGATGCGCTGGCGCGTGTCAGTGCGCAACAGGCAAAACTTAACGCAGTAAAACAGCGTTATCAGGCCGGAAAGGAACTGGCCGGAAATATGGCCTCAGTGGGCGCTGCCGGTGTGGGGATTGCGGCGGCGGGAACGATGGCCGGAGTTAAGTTGCTGATGCCCGGTTATGAGTTTGCGCAGAAAAACTCAGAATTGCAGGCCGTGCTCGGAGTGGCAAAAGACTCCGCCGAAATGACCGCACTACGCAAACAGGCGCGCCAGCTCGGCGACAATACCGCCGCCTCGGCGGATGATGCGGCCGGTGCACAGATAATCATCGCGAAAGCGGGTGGGGATGTTGATGCCATTCAGGCGGCAACGCCGGTCACGCTGAATATGGCGCTGGCGAACCGCCGCACGATGGAAGAAAACGCCGCCCTGCTGATGGGGATGAAATCCGCCTTTCAGCTTTCAAACGATAAGGTCGCTCATATCGGGGATGTTCTCTCCATGACGATGAACAAAACCGCCGCCGATTTTGACGGCATGAGCGATGCGCTGACCTATGCCGCACCTGTGGCAAAAAATGCCGGTGTCAGCATTGAAGAAACCGCCGCAATGGTCGGGGCGCTGCATGATGCAAAAATCACAGGCTCAATGGCGGGGACGGGAAGCCGTGCCGTGTTAAGCCGCCTGCAGGTACCGACGGGAAAAGCATGGGATGCTCTCAAAGAGCTTGGAGTGAAAACCTCAGACAGCAAAGGAAACTCCCGGTCAATATTTACCATTCTGAAAGAAATGCAGGCCAGTTTTGAGAAAAACCGGCTCGGTACTGCCCAGCAGGCTGAATACATGAAAACTATTTTCGGGGAGGAGGCCAGCTCAGCCGCCGCCGTGCTGATGACTGCCGCCTCAACCGGAAAGCTGGACAAACTGACCGCTGCGTTTAAAGCCTCAGACGGGAAGACCGCCGAGCTGGTAAATATCATGCAGGACAACCTAGGCGGTGACTTTAAAGAGTTTCAGTCCGCTTATGAGGCGGTGGGGACTGACCTGTTTGACCAGCAGGAAGGCGCGCTGCGTAAGCTCACGCAGACGGCCACAAAGTATGTGTTAAAACTCGACGGCTGGATACAGAAAAACAAATCACTGGCGTCAACCATCGGCATCATTGTCGGTGGTGCACTGGCGCTGACTGGTGTCATCAGTGCCATTGGCCTCGTAGCCTGGCCGGTTATCACCGGCATTAATGCCATCATCGCGGCAGCAGGCGCAATGGGTGCAATCTTCACGACGGTTGGCAGTGCCGTTATGACGGCCATCGGGGCGATTAGCTGGCCGGTTGTGGCTGGGGGGGGCGGCCATTGCGGCCGGGGGGTGGTTTTAGTGCCTGCC